CTAACTCAAATTCAACGACAGGCTGATGTCGCGTTAACGCCTGCCACCTGTCGTTAAACTCAACCACCAACCACGGAGGACCTCACCATGACTACCGTCATCGAAAAAAACGCGACAGCCGCGCCCGTCAAAAGCGACACGGCTGCGCCGCGCCTCCTTGACCAGGTCCGTGAGCGCATCCGTGTCCTGCACTACAGCCGCAGCACGGAGAAGACCTACATCCACTGGATACTGGCCTTCATTCGCTTCCACGGCCGGCGGCATCCGCGCGACATGGGCGCCGTCGAAGTCGAAGCCTACCTGTCGCACCTGGCCACCGCCCGCGACGTGGCGGCCGGCACCCAGAACCAGACTTTCGCAGCGGTAGTGGGTGATTTTCTCGACGCCCTTGAAGAACAGCGGCGGGATGAAGCGCGGCCTTGGCTTGAGCGGGACGTATTCGCGCTTTTCAAGGTCGCCATTCTGCAATTCGAAGATGACGGCGAAGTGCGGGAACCAGCCCCATCGGCTTTTCCTGATGACCAGATGGTCGGTTGCCCGGCCGAAACGCCACATGCGCAGGGCATAGGTAAGGCAGTTATTCACGGCGTCGTGTAGCGGCTGGCACCGAACAGCCGGACGGCGCTGTACATCAGTTGTGCCTTGATCCACGACACGCCGGAGACTTTCATCGCGTCGAGAAAAACCCGGTCGGCAATCTGGCGAGGGTGCTGGCCGGTGCTGTACAGGTAGTCATGGACCACGGCTGCCTGACGGGCAATTCCTCCGGTTGCCAGATAGACCAGCGGCAGGCGTGGCACGCTAGCGAAGTCGGTCTCGAAGCCGGCCGGGACGATGATCTCGCCGATTTCATCCGACACGAAGACCAGCCGGTAAATCAGCTTCCAGACGTTTTCTGGCTCGGAAACCAGGGTGGCCCGCAGGCGGGTGCGAAAGTAGCTCATGTTACCTCCGTGTAGCGCTTTCCGTCGAAAATCAGGGCGCGGCGGCGGGCGTGGTCGGCCAGTCCGATGTGTATCCAGCCGTTGTCACCCGGCCGCTCGGCGATTAGCTGGTCATAGATGATCCCGGAGCGGCGGACGGCCTCGAAAACGTCGATGACCTTGCCGTAGGCCGGGCAGATGATGTCGGCCGCCAGCCCGCGCATATGGGCCGATTGGTAGGCGCCGCCGACTGCCGTATTAAGGGCCTGGCAGCGGTAGCCGCTGAGAACGATGACCGGCTTGTAGAGCCAGGCGCGGACCTTTTCCAGCGACTCGGCCAGCCGGCGAAGATTGGCCATTTCCTCCGGGCCGGGCGTGTTGTTCATGCCCATCCGCGCTGCGGTGCGGCTGACGGTCATTTCGGCCAGCGAGAAATGGCGGGACAGCATCATGGCTTGGTGGCGGCCAGGAATCGCTCTTCGAGGAGCTGGATTGCTTCGCCACCCATATAGCCGGCCATGCCGGTGACGACGGCGGACATCGGACCCGACAGCCCGTATTCGACCGCGACCAGCCAGAACATCATCCCCGAGAATCCGGAAACGGCAAGGTGCATGACCATCGCCAGCCATTTGAAGGCGCGGCCCTTTTGCACCCGGCGCAGATAGCTGACAGTGCCGCCCCACAGCGCGGTTATGGCCGGCAGCCAGTATTGAATGAGTTCTTTTTCGGTCATGCTTTTTCCTTCCCGCCCTCTTTGGGGCCGATGCGTTTAAAATCTAGGTGTCGGCAGTGACCCGCACGATATTGGTCCCGTCGGCATAAACAATCGCCCGCTTCCCGGCCGCCACAACAATGCCGGTTCCGGTCGCGCCGATGAACTGGAGTCCGAAGCCCCCGGTCGTGTTGTTGAATACCGTCCATTGCCTCGGCGTCAGCGGCAGGACGATGTTTCGTTGTACAGTCAGCGTGCCGGTGAATTCGAGGATCTGGTTGCGGACTTCGGCAAAACTCAGCGTGGTATTGGCGTCGCTCATCGCCTTGGCCAGCCGGCCGGTCACATCCGGGACGGCAATCCGGTGATCGGTGTAGTTGCTCACTGTCGCGGTGCCGGTGACGATGGTGTAGAGCGGCGTCTGCCCGGCCGTGAATCCCGTCGTGTTTTTGCTCACGGCGCCGGTCGTCGGGTTGGCCTCAATGTAGTTGGTGGTCGATGCAGTCAGCGCGACGGTGGCATTGGCGATCTGGGTCAGGACACCATTGACCAGCACGTTCCCGCCGTAATAGCCCCAGGTCAGGCCCGAGGATTGCGAGTGCCGGCGGCCGTAGAGAGAGGCTGGCGACAGGGCGTCGAGCATGGCATTGACGGTGATTTCCTTGCTGGCCTGGCTCTGGACCAGCGCGTCGAAAGTGATGGTTGAATTGCTCATGGATTACCTCGTGATGCTGGTCGTCAGCGGCTGGCCGCGCCCGACGCTAGCCGATAGTTGATAAATCTTGACGTAGAGCGTGGCCTGATTCGATCCGAAGTCGGTCACCTGATCGGCGCTGGTGTAGGCACAGGTTGCTGATGCCGCGCTGATCGTCCGCTTGAGCGTGGTGTAGGCCCCGCTGCTGTAAATCTCGACCTCGTAGGCCTCAGAGGCTTCGCCGAGCGGGGCATCGACGTAATCCCGCCATTCGCCACCGACGCGAGTCCGGCGTACCCAGGTCAGGGTCCAGTCGCTGGTCGATGGGTGGCGGTTGCCGTTGAGATAGACCGGCGACAGGCATTCGAGATTTTCGCCGGCATAGGCGATGGTCTGGGTCGCGGCGTCGCTCAGGTTCTGGCCGGCCGTGACGCCCTTGTACTTGAATTCGACGCCTATCCCGTTGGTTCCGGTCGGCACAAATGTCACCGAGTTCTTGCCCAACAGAACAAGACGGTCATTGGCCTGGTGGAGTCCGGCTGCCCATTCCGTGCCGAAACGGCCTCTCAGCAAGTCAGACAACACGTAGGAGCCGTCGCCTTGCAGCACGCAGTTTTGCGCGGCGATGATTTCCCATCGGCCATGGGCGCCGTAGGCAAAGTGATTCTGTCCGGTCAGCATCTGCTGTTCGGTGACGCTGCTCACCGTTTGACCGCCGTAGAACGTGGCAGACAGGGTGTTTGCCTTGTCGATCAAGCTGAAACTGATCGGCGCACCTAGCGCCACGGCGGCGAAGCCTATCGTTCCCGGCGTTGCGATGGAAGCCACCGATGACCATGTGGCGCCGTCGTCCAGTGACCTGAAGATGTTGGCACCGCGCCATGACGGTGTATAACCACAGGCAGACATCAGGAAACCGGGAACATCGATTTCGTCGCTGATCGTCGGAATGTCCAGCAGTTGCAATACCGTCGAGCCAGGCGCCTCAAGCGTGCTGACCGACGCCACGCCATCGGCGCCGATAGCGGCGCTGGTGTAGATAGGCGCGTGCAGCTTGGCGTCGCAATCGATTGTTCCATCGGCCTGATACTGGACGCGAGTCAGCCGGAAATCATAGGTCGCGCTATCGGTGACGACCGTCACGACGTCGCACGGCTCAAGATGCCGGTAGGATGGCGGCAGGCTGAAGGTGAAATCGTAGCGATCCATCCAGTAGCGGTACAGCGTGATTTCGGCAACTTTCTTTGCATCGGTGCTGCTCAGGACTATCGATAGCTCTATGCGACGCTCGGTGATGGTGCCGGTGTTCAGGCGCTCGGCATCCTGTTCGCCGATGTCGTATTCGCGGGTTGAGTCGAGGTGGGTAACGATGACCCGCCCGGCCAGTTGCGAATCCATTTCCCGCGTTTGCACCAGTTGCGGCGCACGCTGTCCGCCTGACGACGCCCCCAGGTCGGCTTGGGGAATGGTGGCTACACTGGATAGCCCGGTACGGCGAATGAACTTGATCTGGTAGCCGGCCTGCACGGCGTCGAAAGGCCATGCTGCCTGCAATGGTTCCATGCCGGAGCGCAACGACCCGGCTGCTGAAATCCGGTAGCCCATCACCGTGTCGGTCAGGCTGGTCGAGTCGATGTCGGATGGCGACAGGACGGCCGATTCGGCGCATTCCTTATCGACAATCGCTTTCAGTTGTGGATAACTTTGAGATAGAAGACCGCGAGTGAAAACGTTGAAATGCTTTTCGGATACGACGAAAACAACGCCGTTTTCGCAAAAAATGGATGGATAGGTAAAAGTGAAATAGCTCAGTGCTTCGGTCGATTCGAGTACAAGATTGCCGCTTTCGTTAAAGCGGTATATCCATACAGCGCCCGTTGCCCCCCATGTTGCGGCCAGGATTCCCGAATCCTGATCGTAGCAGCAGGCCGAAAATGAGTAATTTGCCGACCGGCCGAATCCCAGTTGCGCAATACCAACTGCGCCAGGAAACGACCCGCTTGAAATATAGTCGCCGTCTTCCGATATCAGAGTCCAGACCGCGGAGTAGTGCGTTCCGCCAAAGTGCCCGTATACCCCGACATCGCCGGAAACAACCAGGATTGATTTGCGGTCGTTGGCCAGAGCCACATTAAGTATTGTTCGGTCTTGCGGCAGATTGTGGTCAATCCGCCGGATCGGCGTGCCTATCCCTCTGGTTAGCGCCGGCCCTCCCGACGGGAAAACCAGCGGATTACATAGCAGGTCTTCCTCAAGACCGCCGTAGTCATAAACCAGTTTTCCGCAGGCCCGCCACGTTGTTGCCCCTACCGTTATGTCACCCGAGCAAGCAGGCACCTCAAGCTGATCCTCAGCGACAAACTGCCCGTTTCGCGAAAAAACAAACTCCCGCAACGTTCCAACAACAGCTACCCTGACCTCGCCATTCACGCCGGTAATGTAAGGTCTGCCGACGCCTGGCGTCCCGCTTTTGCCAAAAGCGACACCGGTATCAGTGACCGTCGTCGTCCTGTCCCAGTCCGTGTAAGTTCCCGAATTGACGATTTCGACCTTGATCTGCGCACCGGCCAGCGAATTGCCGTAATCGGTAAGGTCGAAATCCTCGAATACGATGTAAGCCAGACCCCGGAAAGCCGGAGTATTGGCTGCGCCGAGCGCCGCCTGCATGCGCGGATTCGGCATCTGGTCTTCGGTGCCGAGATAGACGGTAAATCCATTGGCGGCCCGATTGCTGGCGGCGATGGCATCGACGTCCGTCACCCCGGCGTCGTAAATCAGCTTGCCGGATACCCATATGCGGCGAATGCCGGCGATTTCGCCACGGCATAGACCGAGGGCAAAGGTTGCCGAATAGGTAAATGTCTTGACCTCAGAGCCGCCGCCACCGCCCTTGCCGCCTTCATTATCCTTATGGACTGTTTCTTTCAGGCGGTTGTTTTCAATCCAGAACACATTGCCGTAGACTGGCGCGCTGCCGTAGACTCTGGGAATCGATGCGCCATAGCTGGCGTTTTGCTGGCTCAGATCCGACAGTCGCGGGCCGATGATGGTCGGGCCTTTCGGCGGATCGATCAGGCCGCCAACCGCAGAGCCTACGGCGGCGCCTTGAGCTGCCGAGGCCGCCATGGCGTACCATGTCGTGCCGCCAGTATAGAAACCGACGACAGCCCCGATAATCGAGCCTATCCATTGGCCTGTGCTTTTCTCAGCCATCGATCAGCCCCTTGAAGCGGTACATGCGGACGATGCGACTTTTCCATGCGGCATCCAGCGTGTGTTCGCAAACCTTGCCGACCGGCTGCCATGCGTGAATGATCGTCTCCCCTGTGTAAATCCCGAGGTGCTGCGGGTCGTCATTGAATCGCATGAGCAGCACGCATCCCGGCTCAAGCGCGGTGATGCGCTCAAGGCAGGGCTGGGCATCAAGTGCGGATTCCAGCAAGCCACCGGACGGTCGCCGTGAATAGCCGGTCTGGTCGAGATACTCAAGCCCGAGCGTTTTCGCCACCATGACCACAAGTCCGGCGCAGTCCAGTGCCAGGCCGGGGATGCGGCCTTGATGGACAAACGGCGTGCCGTCGAACTGCCGGGCTGCGGCGATGATGTCGGCGCTCAATTGGTGCCCCGCGA